TGAGGGCGATTCATAGAGTCTAGCATCATAGAAGATCTATAGCGTCTTATTTTGTTAGCTACCTCTTTTATCTCATTATCATTTAAATATTTATCAATTCTAAGATCATAAACTTTAGGAGGTTCAAATGCTTTATCAGTGTCTTCGTATTGACTTGATTTAACTGTGTCCATCCATATTACATAGTGAGACGAAAATATATTTCTCATTTCTTCAAGCGCGCATATAAAATCACATATCACATATTTTGTTTTACTTTTCTCAGCGTATTCCTCCATGCGATAAGCCTGTCTTATTCTTCCTTCTCTACTAAAATCCCAGTCATTGTATTTCTCACGCAACTTGTCTGCATTATGCCAATCACAATCTAGATGTTTTTGTAGTCTTTTAGCAAGATAAGTTTTACCTGCTCCTGACAGACCCATTATCAGTATTTTCATTTATCTCCCTAAATCCAATAGTGCCATTATCCTTTTTAATAGCGTCACTTATTATTTCTTGTAAGACATCTCCTGCAAATTCCTGTAAGTCTTCATCGTCAACTGTTAAATCAGGATCAGGAGATTCTATAATGTGAAAATTGAAAGTCATTACACCTTGTTCATGCTCATTGAAAGATATTGCACCAAAGTTTATGACTGTTTCATTATATATTCCTTCGAGAATACGAACATTCCAAACATCTTCGTGATTCTCATCAGGAATCAATTCATAGGTTACGTTCTCTTCATGCTTCATTTTCAATGTCTAATTCTAAGATACGATTACCGCCAATGGCAAAGCTTTCTTTGAGATAACTAGTAAAGTCGGTCTCATCAAAGATAGGTTTCCAAAACTCTTCGCTTAGAGTTTCTTTTTCTCTGACTTTAGATCCAATAAATTCTCCAGTAGATTTATCGACACGACTATACCAACCGTTGCTGGGTTTAGCAACATAGCTTCCAGCAAGAGCCACATCTAGCAGACCAGAATAACGCTCTACACCGCCACCCCAAGATACGCTGATAGGTATTTTTGATTTTTCTTTTACATAACGAGACTTTTCTACGTTAATTACAAAATCATAGCCAGTAACTTCTGTACCTTGTTTGTTTTGGCGACGACCAAGAATCCAGATATTATCAGCTGAGTAGTAGATACCTGTACCACCGGATACGACAGCTTTTGGGAACATACCGATTTCCATGTAAGTATGATTGACAGCAATCAAAGGAATATCTTTCATGTTGAGATACGGTGTTGTCATACGGAACAGACCTTTAAGTGCTTTTGCACGAGACATATCCGCAACTGACTTTTCGTTGATAGCATCTTCAAGTTCTTTTTTAGATGCAAGGTTACCGACTGAATCGATCATGACTACAACTTTGTCTTTGCGATCGAGTTCTTCAAGCTGACCGATAAGATCAAACTTAAGTTCTTCTACGTTTGTAATCGGTGTATGAAGTACCCGTTCAGTATCGATATCGTATTGTTCAAAGTAAGATTGCGGTGAACCAAACTCTGAATCGTAGAAGAGAAGGACAGCGTCTTTATACTTTTTCAGATAAGCGGCTGCCATGATAAGACCAAACGAGGTCTTGAAATGTTTAGATGGACCAGCAAGTACCGTCAGACCAGGTGCAAGACCGCCATCGACAGAGCCAGACAAAGCGACATTCATCATTGGAACATCAGTCGCTACCATATCTTTTTCTGTAAAGAATTTTGATTCAGACAGAATAGAGGATTCTTTAACCTTACTATTCTTCTTAAGTTTATCCATTATTGACATACAAATCTCCTTATGGAGTTATTATAACACATTTCCATCATTTTGTAAATAGCCTCGGGCATTTATTTTTGGCTCCCAACCGAGAGCTCGTAAATCAGAATTGTCTGCTGTATTATCTAATGCCTCGCACTCGTGACCTTCTCTGATCTCGATGTTAGGCTTTTTGATTTGTGCGAGTTTAGATACAATATGACCGGTTCCAGTACCAACATTATAAGCTGGTAATTTGCCTTTGGTACCTGTATTTATAAAGATCATGATAGCATTTACAACATCGCTTACATGAATAAAATCACGTACATGATTAGTTGCGTATTCAAGTTCACCTCTCATAAGTTTACCCATAAACATGGTTTTACGAGAACCTTCGCCATAAACTGTAGTAAATCTTAATCCAACTTGATTGTTGATACCAAAAGGTGTAGTATAAGCGGTGGCTTCGTTTACTTTTTTACTTGTACCATATGGTGACTTATACCACGCGTGCACACATGACGATGACGCATAGACAAGAGGTACTTGATTTACTCTGCAGATTTCTTGAATTCGCTTTGTAGGTTCTACGTTGTTATCCCAATAACGTTGAGGTTCTCTAATTGATCTTCGTACGTCAGCTTCAGCTGCAAGATGTACTACAAAATCACAACCTTCAAGTTCCCAATCTTGAATATGACGATCGATATTACGATCCCATTTTACAACGTCATGTCCTTTGTCCCATAACTCTGTTATGAGATGGTTACCAATGAAACCACTGGAACCTGTTACTGATATTTTCATGCCATAAACCTTTCAAGAGAGTTTTCAGCTACTCCCCAATTATGTCTTCTGTAATAAACTGGATTCAAATGAACGGATCCATTTGATTCCATAATTTGTTTTGCATAGCTTTCACCTTCCATTGCAGACCATTCAGACGGGTACGATACGCAGTTCATATTGTATTTGTCCATGGCTGATCTGATTTTATTTACAATCTCTGTTCTCTCTTCTCGAGAACCGTAGAAAGGTTCGCCTTTGTATTTACCTGATCCAGGTATTTTTCTATCTTCATGCTCGATTGGCCATGGTAAGGCGTATTCAACTTCACAATCGAGAGACTTACCAAAATTACTGTAAGCTTCGATCATGGCGTCAACGTCAGCTCCAAGTCTATGGATATGGAATCTTACATCGATATTACCAAGACAGACTGTTACGCCTTTCCATTGCCTTTTGTTTACATGTTCTCTTATATATTCAAAGTTATTATTGATTTGATTATTAAGAGTTGTACCGTCTTGCTTGACCACGGCTGAGCCCGCGCGCGAGTACGCGGCGGTATGAGAATCGCCAACGGCTAGCCAGTCTGTTTCAAGATCTGAACTGATTAAAGTAGTTGCGCTTTCGCATTTACGACTAACAATATCACACCAGTCCTTGTTTTTTACGTCTTTTCTTTTCTTAAGCATGGCACCGTAATCTGGCATGTCTCTATCAAGAGAGACTATATTATCGCATTTAAGCATAATATTGATACGATCCTCAAGATCTTGATTAAAGCCACCGAATAAATTTAGGCCACCAGTAAAATTAGCACCATGATCTAGGTAAAGAGTTTCAACTGGTACAGGATCTTCAAGTAATGGTACTTCAAGATTCTCGCTCCAAGTCTGAGCCCAACCTCTTACATGACTGTTCTGTTTCTTTGGAATCTTATTGAAGATACCAGATACCGCTGATTTCATTGCATAAACTCCTCTAATGTACTCTGTTCAGTAAGCGCTACAGCTCGAGATACCTGACGTTTTGCGCATAACTTAGCGTCGTCTCTAATCTGTAGATATATTCCAAACTGACATGACAGTACTTCAGTTCCATAATATTTTAAAGTTTTCTGATCTTCTCTAAAAAGTTTCTTTCCATCCGGCATATCGATGTTGTACGCACCAGGATGGAAGTGAACGTCAGTTGTAAGACCAATCTCATCGCTATTTTCTCTTAAGAAGTAAATAGCTTCAGCATAATATTTACGTGGAGCTTCTGGCCACATAAGACCTATTGTATATACAGCACCTGGTCCTGGTGCTACAAACTTATCGTCATGATAATACTTCATTTGTGGTAATACACTTGTCGAAGCGGCACCATGGAATCCGTAATACTCACCGACACCAGGTAGTTTTCTCAAAGTTGTATAAGCTTCTCCAATATGTTTAGCGTCATAAAGTTCTTCGTAAGTACCGTTATCTCTAAAAGAGGCTACCCAATCTACGATATCGACTGGATGGAATACTCTTTCTGGATCGTCATACTTTTTACGACAGTAGTTACGAGAAGCCGCTTGTAAAGACGTATGAAGTTCTGTAGTACCCCATATCGGCTTTTTCATCTTCTTAGAATTATCTATGTTTGTTTTTAACTCATCAAGATAATCCTTATCGTTGTCAGCTAACTTATCAAAATCTACAAAGCAATCGTTTGGATCATTCGAACCTGTAACCGCCATATGACAGCCACGAGCTCCGTAAAAGTGAGATATGATACCGTTACCTAAGATATTAAAAGCTGACATATCTTGTTGAGCGATAACGGTACCAATGTATCTCATTCTGTCATCTAACGTAATCGTTGGATGAAAGTATTCGACGTCACGACCCAAGCCATGATCGACTTCGCCGTGACGATTAGTGTTGTCGTATTTTTCGTCTATGAAACCATAGTTTATACAAGCACGAGTGTTGATCTTTTTCAAGAAGTGATTAAAATCTTTCATAATGTCTTTATCGTAAGACCACCAATCATAATTGTACATTGCTATTCCTTTGGTACCAAGTCGTGGTTCACATGAACGATTTTGATATGAGGCATCATTTCTTTGATTTTTTCGATCTGTACTGGATCGTCATCGTAATGAATATTGAACCTATATCCTATCTGTTCAAGGTGAAAGAGAGTCCAGCCTTTATGAAAACCAGACTGTTCTCTATTATTCCAACGTTTGCTTTTGTTGTTCATATATAATGGATTAGTTATACCTTTACTCAGAAGCATTCTTTCAGTTTCTTCGCGAGATTCAACTGATCTACCGGTAATAACTATATCATTTGGACCAGGTCTTAAACCATCCATATGCTCACCCATATATATGACACCATCAATATCGTAAGAATTAATGGCACCTTTTGGTATCTCTTCCCAACCTTTAAAAGGATTGTTACGCATAATCAGTTTCTCCAGCTTGGAAAGTATAAGGAAGTTTTTTAGCAACAGGATTGTTGTGTGAAAGCTGATCTGATGTAAGATCAGTCAACTCACGTCTTGCTAAAGCGTCGCATTCAGCTTTTGACTCTTCAGTTTTAAGTTGAAGAGGTGGAGTCTTTTGAGTCCATGCTGATGGACCACGAAGGAAACCAACAATACCCATTTCAGAAGCTACCTTACAGAATCGAATCGCTGATACCACAACACCACCAGAGTTTGGCGAGTCTTGTACCGCAAGACGACCAGTTAATTCATAACGAGCACCGCCAAAACCATAGGCTACAATATCAAAGTTTGCGATCTTCTGATCTGATCCAACATAGTCGCCACCTGGCTTTTGTTGAACTGTAAGAGAAGGACCAGCAAACAAGGTCATACCAGCAGATTTCTCATTACGTACAGTATTCTGACCTTTTAAAACATTTTCTTTTGAAATATGCTTGTTATGAAGGCGTTCTACTTTCGCCATATTCAAGAAGTCTGTATTTGCTGTACGACCTGTACGAATATGCTCTTGACCTTGAGTAGAACCAGCTGCCATATTCGTCTGAATATGTTGAGTGACCATAAGACCTGAATCTAGCATGGCGCCTTGAAGAACTTCAGACATACGTGAAGCACCCCAAGCTGATCTCATATCAGAACCTACAATCGTAAGGCCAGCATCGATAAACTTTTGTTCTACACGCTGTGAGTCTTTAGTAGAAATCAGAGTTGGAATACAGTTTACAAAATGACAACCAGCTTTGATTGCTGCGTCCATGTAAAATTCAGAAGCTCTTTCAGAACCAACTGGAAGATAGTTGATAACAACATCAACACGACTATCGATAAGCAGTTGTTTGATGTCGTCAAAAGAAAGATGACCTTCCGCACCTGTTCTAAATGATACTTCTTCAGGATAGTCAAGCATATGAGGCGCGATACCGTCATATTCAGGACCAGAATATACTTGAGCGCCTGGCTCAATACAACCAAAACCATTTGAGGTATCGTCAATAGAAGCGACATGATCCATAGCGCAGTTAGGATCAGCTCGAAGAGCTTCAGATAACGGACGATTTACTTTACGACGGTCTACATCGAATCCAATTACGAATTCTATATCCTTTGCTTGATATCCACCGATATCAGGATACATGAGACCAACTTTATCTTCGGGATTCTCGTTATAGTATTGTATACCTTCAACGAGAGACTTGGCGCAATTGCCGATGCCGACAATGCCGACGCGGATTTTTGATGACATATTTTATCTCCTTTATGTCAGTTTATTAACGTGAGATTTCTTGTCCGGAGAGGAGTAGCTCACGATACTGTAATTATATCATATTTAGATATACTTGTAAACGTTTAATTACGTCAGGTTCAAAACTTTTATTGTTAAACTTTCTATTACGTGGACTTGGGTGAGGTGCTGAAAAATGAGAAACGCCTAATTTCTTAAAATATTGTGACACATCATTACCAAGAGTTATTATTTTGTTATAGTTAGAGAGATACTCTGGTATAAATGTTTCATTGATTTGAGCATTCTTACCAGAGGGTGAGCCAGGTGAAAACAGATTGACGAAGCTGTATGTATACACATCACATTCACCCAGCCACTTGTTTATTCTGTTGATAGTAGGTGAGTTAGACCTTGTTTTATTAGGGTTTGCACTATGACCTACTACGAGTACTTTTGAGCTATCCATGATACGTCTTCTTGGAGTTTCTTTATATCTTGTCTTACTTCTTCTAAATCACGTTTGAGTGACCACACATCCGTTGTTGGGTTTTCTTTTGCTTCTTTTTCAAATTGTTCTTTAATCCATACCTGTGTCGCTGACATCTATGAACTCCCATTCTATGTTCGCTTCTTCGAACATCGTTTGTGTTAACTTCCACGATTCTGTCCAATGATCAGGAATATCCTGTTTGGGCATCACCACTCTTCTAATTCCAGTTTGTATTACACCTTTGGCGCATTCACTGCAAACTGGTAAACCCCATACATAAAGCGTAGCTCCATCTAAAGATACGCCATTGTACGTGGCGTTATATATGACGTTCATTTCAGCATGAACGACTAATTTATATTTGAGATCTCGATCTTCATAACGTTCTGCATAGTCTTCGATACCTCGTGGGAAACCATTATATCCTTGAGCGACAACACTACGATCATCTACAGCAATAGCACCAATTTTGCGTGAAGGATCCTTTGACCATCCAGCGATGCCTTTTGCCAACTCAAGAAATCTGATATCCCATTTATTTGACAAGGTCGAAATGCCTTTCG